GTCCTTGTCGGTGTCTTGGGAGTTCATCGGCACGTTCTTGAAGATGTCCCCGAACCGTTCCTCACCCTCCTCGCGGGTCATGTAAACCCACCTACCGACCCACCAGACCTCGTCCCAAGTCCTTGCTGGGGAGTGCAGGAAGTCAGCCCAATAGACGTAGTCGATCGGACTATGCGCCGCATCAACTCGCTCGCTCGGCTCCTCGCTGTTCGTGATCTGACCTTCTTCACCCGTGTCAGTCGGAGCGTATTGGGTTGTGTTGGTGATCGTCGGCGCGTACCGAATCCACGCCGTCCCGCGCCCAGGCAGCAGTCTGTCCTCAACAACCCCTCTCATTGCCGAGTCGTAGTCAGGGAATTGCTGCGTCTCAAACTCAATCACACGCTCGAGCATCGTGCTGGCAAGCCGTCCAACAGGATCGGCATCCATGTACCGCCTTGACACTTCCGGCTTCGCCTGGCGCCCGTAGAGACTCGGAAACAGCACCTGAATGTTGCTCCACAGGATATTGAACTTCATCCTCGGATATTCAATTGCGTCGCGCTCGTCCCGGTATCGTTTCACGACACGCCTGGCACGAGTCTCCCATTGATCGAATACCTTCTGGGCGTTCTCCAGTTGATCGTGCCAGTACGGCCCCGGCGACTCAGGATCGTAGGCTTCGGTGTCGGCGTACATTAGTTCCCGCTGGCGTAAAAGAACGTCACATCAAGCGCAGTCCCGGCAATGGTAGCTGTCAGGCTTGTGCCTACCGTAGCGCGAAAGGGATGAAACCCGATCGCCGGAGTAATCGTCCCAGACATCGCTGTTGATCCATCTGTCAGCACCACCGTTCCCGCATTTGTTGAGGAAACGTAGAAACCCAGCAGTTGACAGGCACCCGCGCATACCGCGCCTGTGGCTGTCAGGCGTTTGTAAGATCCAACCTCGGCAACTGGCATACTCATATTCTCATCTCCCGTCTATCTTCATTATGCGCCCAGAGTTCGTCCATCGTGATCGTTTGCAATGTCTTACCCTTTGGCGCAAGCTCTTCCATCATTTCTGATCGGTATGCTACAGCAAGCATCCGAAAAGCGTCAGCAGGATGGCTTGTCCAATCGTGTCTCGGTGTCTGCCGGAAGGCTTTCTTGTCCTCGTCGTACTCCCGCTGGTACTGCCTGAGCGCCTCGATGCCCTCGTCGCAGCGGCTGTTGAACCACACCCGCGGTAGCAACATCCTGACCGCCTGGATGCCGTCTTGAACGCTCAAGTCAGGCACGATCGCGAGCTTGGGTCCGAGGAACTTGCCGAGCTGCTCGATGATTGACTTGCCCCCGCTAGCGAGGGTCTTTGCCCTGGCATCGTGCGGCAAGTAATGCCTTTCATACCGATAGCCCTTATCGGTGACCACCTGGGCAATCTCTTCAATGCTCGCGCCGCTGACCGCGTAGTAATCCAGCACGTGGATCTCTTTGCGGATTGTCTGGTAAAACCAGATCGCCGTATCGTCCCGATAGCCCAGATCCCATGCGCTGAACACCAAATGCTCTGGCTGGTACTCGACATCGCCCACCCTAGCTTCACGCATCTCGGTGCCGTAGAACGCTCCCAGGAGGGCTGCATCGAAGCTGCACTCGTACTCGGCGTCATACTGATCCTTTGAGAGCTGCTGCCGCGCCGCGTCTAACTCAACCTTTGGTAGCAAACCTGACTCGCTTGCTGGCAGGCGCAGCAGGAACCAATCCGGCGTTGACTGAGCGACCTTGTAGATATCGTGGAACTGGTTCTTCCCTTTCGGCGTTCCTCCGAACACGGCCCAGCCCATGGAACTCGATAGAGTCGGGCGCAGGACAGATCCCCAGACGCTGGGCTTGAAATCTCCGTACTCGTCGCAGTACATCCCATCGAAACCCAGCCCGCGGATGGCATCGCTATTGTCAGCCCCGAACAGCCGGATCTTCGCGCCATTGACCAGCTCGACCGTCAGCTCTGACTCGTTGATGCCAGCCGCGGTGGTGCTAGCGAAATGCTTGAGATAGTCCCAAGCCACCGACTTAGCCTGGCTCCTGAACGGAGCGACGTAGGCGTAGCTTGTCATCTCGCCCTTGCCCATCAGCGCAGCCCTGAGAAGATCACAAATCGCCGCCACAGTCTTTCCAGCCCTGCGGTGCGCCACCAGGCACGACCACCTCGCCGTTCGCTCGTGGAACGGTTTAAAGGCTTGGCGGGGGCGGTAGGGGATCAGGTGTTTCACGTGGAACCCAGCCATTCGAAGGTATGGTGGATTGCGCCGCCGTTTGGCCCTTTCTGCTCGGTTCGGGCCAGTTTAGGGATGTGGTATTCGATAGCTTTCAGGTAAAGCTCTGCCGCCTTGCCGGGATCCTCCGACGCAACTTGGTTCAGCCAGTTCTCAAAATTGACTACGTTCCTCTGGGCAATCAGAGCAATGGCTTCCCTGACATCAACCGTTGTCTTGTTCGGCACACCTTGCCGAGAGCCTCCACCTGTTTTCCTACCGATAGCCATCGCGCTTATTCACTCTTTCCCACAAGTTAGTGGATGCTTACTCTATCACCGTTTTGGTGCATTCCTCGCACTAATCGCCGCGGCTTTGCTCTTCGCATCGCTTTTGCTCGATGCTCCCCATGCCCTAAGAGCCAGAGCCAGCCTCGTCGGATCGCCGTCGGGTTCCACCATCGGCCCAGGCATCCCGCCCATTCTAGCGAGGAACGAGGCTCGGCGGGGATTGTCGCCGGACTTGACCGGAGCTTTCAGGGTTCCACCTGTTTCGGCTTTGTAAGACGCTCTGCCTTTGGCGTTCAAGCCACCAGCGGGGTTCTTACCTTCCTTGCGTGTCCAGGCTGCGGTCATTTTCGCCCCAAATTGTTAATAGGTTCATTGGCTAACAAATCAGGCAAAACAACGCCCATCAAAACGACTATTATTGAAATGCATGAAAAATAACATCACAACGTTGTGGGTATACAAAGGTGACACTGTCAATGGCAAAAAAGCCACTGAACGTGACGCTGAACGTGTGCGTGGATTTTGTGAATACATGAGACTTAATCACTCTCCAAACCGTTCTGATACTCCGCATAAATCGCCGCCCCTATCGGGGTTGAGAGTAGTAACGAAAGCAAATTAGCGTCACCTCTACCAAGTCTTGATTTCATCTCCGGTACAGAGATTTTCATAAACTCAGCCTTGTCCTTAATCAAATCATTAAAATGATCTATATACGACTTGGAATCTCCGGTTATTGCAGATCCTTTGAACTTGGTTCCAAACAGGTCTGAATTGTTTTTGATTGTTTCCCTAATTCCGGTCCATATATCTGCGCTAGCTCGGTTGGCATTTTTTGTGCTGTAGTCTTTTGCATAATCTGTTATAGACCCTTTCAGTAAGCCATACCTTTTTGGATCAATGATGTCTGGTTGACCGGAAGCGAAAATTCCCCTTGATGGATCTTCTGAGACTCTGATTTGATGCCGATCCAGAACGACCGCCTTTGGGTCACCCATGAGAGCGCGACCTTCTTCGCCAACTTTCATTCCACTTAAATTTCCGTAATTACCCAAGCTGGATTGCGTAAGATTGTTAGCCCTAGATCCTTCCATGCCAATCTGTACTCCCTCAGTACGAGTCATTGCTCCAGCAGGAACTCTCCAATTCGGTTGAAGTATTGGCTCTCCCTTAATGTGTCGGCGCATATATTCTGACATTGTCTGAATGTTTTCCCGCGGCGCGGATACAGGCGCAGTAGAAGCTGTAAACCCAGCAACCTGGGGAAGATTGGATTTCCCATATACATCTTCCAATGTAGAACCTCTAATGTCCCACCAATCGCCTGTTGGATGTCGAGCTAAGTAATCCCTGCCGACTTGTTCCATTTGTGCAAGTCGTCCATTTGGACCCATAAATTCCGGCGACCTGATAAATTCTTCCCAATTGCCAACTGGGAATGATTGTCCAGACCCAACGTTGTATCCAGCAAGTTGACCCGTTCTTTCTCCATATTTTGTTGCCTGCCGAATTTGATCAGGGTTGAAGCGTTTTGAAACATCTAAATATGCTTTTGATTGTTCTTCAGGATTTAACCAAGTACCGAAATAATTTTCTGAAGATGATAAAGGTATAGCATTTTTTGATGCGTGTTCATTTATAAGATTAGCGTTTATCACCGGACCAGATGTATTTCTTGGGTCATTATTTGCATATCGACCCATCATAAGACCGGAAGTTGGCTGATCGCCAGTCGCTAAGTTCACGCTATATCCACCTCTTTGATTAGTCGCATTTCGTATTCTGCCAACGGTTGTTGAGGGAAATGCTCCTAGACTTCCAGGTGGTGGATTTATGTTACCTGCACCTAATTTTACCGCGCCTCCTTGACCGCTGAGGCCAGCCCTGCCAGCCATTTCTGCGTTAGCAATTTCTGTCGCTGCCCTTCCTACTGCTCCAGCCCCCTGCCCTGCAAACCGCGCTGCACCCATGACAGCCCTCGGTGGTGTCAGGCTGGCTATGCCTTCAAAGATCGGGCGTTCTGTAGGCGTGGCAACTCCGTAATCCTCCATCGCTCTCTTGATGTGTTCAGATCCACCAAACGGAAATGCCGATCCCATGCCCAGCGGTGTCAAACCCATGTTTATAAGATCAACCGGCGCACCACCCAACCCAGCAATGAACCCTTTGTTGATCAGATCGGTGACTGCGCCTCGATCTGACAAACTCGACTTTTCCTTCTGAAACTGAGCATCAGCCGCTTCCATGAACGGAAACGCTCGTGAGCGTTCCGCAATGTTTGCATTGCGTCCTTGCGCGGCAAGATTGGGGTTGCCGTACGCAGGACGTTGGGCTGCGTCCAGTTCTTGCTGGTAAAGCAACGCTTCGGCTAAAGTCATTTCTTCGCGGTCTTTGCTGACTGCCGGAAGTCTGCCGCGGTCGGTGCGCCTTTCGTTCCTGGCTTGTTCATCTTTTCGCCGGAACCCGCTTTGATCCGCGCCTGTTTTGCGTTGATGTTCGCATACAAGCCCTGCATCTTCTTTAATCCTTCGTTACGCATATCGCTTCTCCTTGCGTTGCATTGGACCGTAAAGCATTCTGTTTTTGGTGTCGTACCACTCGTCTGAGTATGCACACAACTCGTAATGAGATAGCTCAGGAATACCTAGCGTAAAATGAGCAATCTTGGTGTCTGTATTATCCATCTCTCCCACCAGCACGTTCCAGCAGCTCGGCAACTCACCAATCCGCGAATCATCCAGCCAGCCGAAACGGTGCAAATGCTCACCCGACTGTTTGCTGACGTACTCAGTCGTCAAAATCCGGTTGGGGAAATGTTCACAGTTCCATAGGATCAGACTTGACCAGTTCTTGCGCGGGTAACTGCGGTTCTCGCTTTCGTAGTCGCTGCCGATGAATTTTTTGGAATGCTTAGTCTCGTAATCGTGTTTGACGACCTGGCAACTCAGGCTAGGATCAAACAACTCGGCAGGCTCTGCAATGTCTGCCAGCATCAGCATATCGGACGCATCAAGGTATATTGCATGGCCCTTGAACCCGCACATCTCTGGGACAAGAAACCGACTATAGGTGAACGATTGTGTCCCGTCCCTTTGCATCCCATGCAGAGGAATGATCTGCATGTCAATTGATGACTGCTCGATCAATGACTGACAGAATACGTGGAAGCCGATCGCCTCCTTCGGATCGTAGCCGCAAAACACTTTCAGCACGATAACCTCATTATTTTGTCAAACGCATGGTTTTTACCACAGTTTCGACTCCTTGGGTATCCCTAACCAAAGCCCTAGCCCCCTGCCAGTTCTCAGCCCATTCTTTCTGCAACTCATTTTCCTTGCTTTTGCCGGATTTGACTTCGACGAGCCAGGTAATACCGTTGATTGCTACCAGCAAGTCTGGAACGCCGCGGCCCACCGCCGCCAGAGAAAGCACCGAACATCCCATTTTTTTGAAGCAATCAACGATTTCTGTGTGATTTGCGTCTATTTTAGAGGCTCGGCGCATAGTTCCCTTGTTTTATCCAGTAATTCCAATTCTGTGCCGTATCTGGTTTCAAACTCCCGGCGCCAGGGATGCCGACTGACCGCTTGCGGTGTGTTTATCTGCCCACGGTGGTGGATCTGGCACAATCCCAGCACATAGTCCTCACCGAGCCTTCTGCCGCCGCGTAGGAGGTGATGAATTTCGCAGGGGCTATCTACCCCCTCACCGTGGCAAACGATGCAGCCAGCAGCCCGTACAGCGTCTTGAAAGCGTTTTTGCTCTTTATTCACACATACTTTTCGGTGCGGGTATCTTGATTCCAGCATGGTGCGATGCAGCATTGAGCCACTCTAGCCATTCGCTGAATCGCTTTTTACCGTAGCGGCTTGTTCTCCTGCCTAGCATGACCATGCCGCCATTCAGCCCCGGCGAGATGCGCGGGGAAGTCTCGCCCTCAAAAGCCGCCGTAAGAACGTCTTTCCATTCCTCGTCCGTCAGCCAGCAGAGCGTTCCATTGATGGGCCATTGCTTTTGCTTTGCCCATGCTTGCAAGATGGGCCATTGTGCAGCGTTTTGCCCCGCGTTTCGCCTTTCTTCGCAGACAGGGCAAATCATACGGCGATGAACAGGTGCGTCAGTTTGGAACGTTCTGTTTCGCGTTCAAACCGCGATTGCTCTACTGCGAGTTGATTTTTGTAATTCATTACTTCTTCGGTTAATGTTTTTTGTGCTTTCTCTACCAAC